TGACCTTGTTGTGGGTAAGGGTAAAACTGAAATCCCACTTTATGACTGAATTAAACTAAACTCTGAGAGTTAAGGTAATGGCATAGAGGTTGTACTCGATTCAATGAGATTAACCATCTTGAGAATCACTTTCGTAACTGAAAGATGTTAGGTACAAGGTTTAAAAAAATCAGAGCTTCAAGTTGTTGGTAATCGTTAATCCAACATCCCCAAGATTTCCAATATAATAATTATAAAAAAATGGCCACACGATTTTTAGTTTCCACTATACTACCAAACTTAAAAACAAGATGGCCATTTTTTTTATCTAAGACAAGAAAAAATTGATTTTTATCAATCGAGGTTATATTTATTAATGTATCGAAAAATGATACAAATGATAAATGAATAATAAACATAAACAAATAGGAGATTAAACAATGGATTTAAGCTTAATTAAAAAACGACTTAATCAGTTACAAACCACAAACAATCGTACTTCCAGTCTTTGGAAACCACAACCAGGTAAAACTCAGATTCGAATCGTTCCTTACGCTTTCAATAAAGATAATCCTTTTATTGAATTATTCTTTCACTACAATTTGAACAACCGTTCTTATTTATCACCAATATCTTTTGGTAGACCAGACCCTATTGAAGAGTTTGCTCAAAAACTAAAAGGTTCAGGTAGTAAAGAAGACTATCAGTTGTCAAGAAAACTTGAGGCAAAAATGAGAACTTTTGCTCCAGTAGTAGTTAGAGGAGAAGAATCTCAAGGTGTTAAGTTTTGGGGCTTTGGTAAAACAGTTTATCAAGAACTATTATCAATTATCGCAGACCCAGACTATGGTGATATCACAGACCCAGTAAATGGAAGAGATGTAGTTGTAGAATTTATCACTGCTGAAGAAAGTGGTGCTAGTTTTCCAAAAACTAACATTCGTGTGAAACCTAATCAAACACCTATTTCAGATGAACCTGAAGTTCTTGAAAGAGTTAAAACTCAACAAGACATTAAGGAAATCTATCAAGAACTATCTTATGAAGACTTGACAGAAGTTCTGAATGAATGGTTAAATCCAAACGAAGAGGAATCTAAAGAGGAAGAAACTGAAAGTGTTTCTGCTTCAGAAATCTCAAGTGCAAAATCAGTAAGTAATACTGGTGATGCCTTTGATGAATTATTCAATTCGTAGATAATAACAAATAGATAGTGTGTGGCAACATACAAGAAAAGTAGAGATGGGTGTTATTGTATTCCCTAACTACACACTATTTTAACTTAGG